ATAAACCTGAGGCGTCTCTATCTAGCTTTATCGGAGAACTGCGTGAGGGGTTACCCCGTGCAGTACTCCTCGGCAGAACAGGACGTGCAAGGACCGGTCGCGTGCGCAATGCAGGCGATGAGTACTTGAACGTTGAGTTCGGCTGGAAACCTCTCGTAAGAGATGTCCAGTCCTTCGCTACTTCAGTCAAGAATTCGGAAGAAATCTTGAAGAAGTTCGAAGATGGTGCCGGAAAGCTAAGTAGACGTAGGTACGAGTTCCCGACGGAGCTTGAGGTTGGAGACGAAGTAGTGATCAACCCGATCACAGTACTTATGCCTCCAGTCCATGGGCTCCATTATGGACCCGAACCCGGAGGTGCACTGACAAAGCAGACCACTACTCGAACCGAGCGGTGGTTTGCAGCTAGTTTTATGTATGGACTCCCACCTAGTGGGACTCCACAAAACTATTCAGCCAAAGCTAACAAACTCTTGGGAACTAATCTCTCCCCAGAGATGCTTTGGAACCTTGCACCTTGGTCATGGGCAGCTGATTGGGCTGGGAATGCTGGCACGATAGCCACCAATCTCAGCTTGTTCAATTCAGATTGCCTTGTCATGCCCTGGAACTACATCATGGAACGGAAGACAGTTGTCGACACGTACACATGGCGTAGCTTTTCCGATAAATGTTATCGGAATTATCCTGGACGACACTCTGCATCACAGGTTTTGACAACTGTGATGAAGTATCGCCAGTCAGGGACACCTTATGGGTTTCACATTGATTGGCCGGAGTTTACGGCCTCTCAATTGGCAATTCTCGCATCTCTTGGTATGTCACGAGCTGGATAACGATCCCAGCGAGGACATCTCAAGGCCCAAGATCTGGGTCTTAGAGTTCTACCTAGTTTTGCGCGTCCGACTTGTTCGGACGTTAAAGTTCCCATGATCATCACCCTGATGGTTGTGGTTTAAACCAAGGAGTAAAATGTCATGGCACTTGCCGATCCTCAAAGCTTGACCATTGGTGGCAGCACCCTTTCGCATCCGCGAACGGGTTCGGGCGATGGAACTGGCGTCTTCACCGTTGAAGACGGCACTTCCGTTCTGCGCGTAGCCACGACTCGTGGTAAGCGCGTGCGCACGTTGGTTCGTCTCGAGAACTCTAAGCTCTCGGCCGATCCGCTGCTTCCCTCTGCGAATGTACCTGTCAGTGCGAGCGTTCAGCTCGTCATTGACCGGCCCATCCAGGGGTTTACCAATGCTCAGGTCAAGGACATTGTGCTGGGTCTCACGACCTGGCTCACTGCCTCGACTGCAGCTAACACCGTCAAGATCCTTGGCGGTGAAAGCTGAAGAGGAGCCCCCTAAAGGGCTTATCGGTAAGTGACGTGGCCTTGGACTCCATTACCCCACCAAGTGAGGAATGGATGAAAAGCCATGTGTTACTTCTAGGTAGGGTGCTCGAAGATGTGAGCATCCAGTGTTGCACAAGTACCACTAATGATCTAAACACTATCATTAGTCGCGTCGAAGACGAAGGGCTATCGTTCCTAACGATAACCCTACCCTCTTTTGGGAGAGATTTTAAAAAGCTCTCGATCAGAAGTGGGTAAGCCCTGATCTTTTTCTTGGTTTCAAGAGAAAGAGGTCGCTCCCTGCATTCGTGCAAGGTTTGACTAGCCAGGTCTTCGATTCGTACAGTGGTGCCTTACTAGGCAATCCATCAATTGAGGCGATTCAAGCCGTTCGACAGGTATGCTACCTGTTTAAGAAGCTTGAGCTCCCTTGCACTGCAAGGAGAGTTTCGGACGCATTTGATGCATTTGTCCAGTGTGACAAGGAAGTTGGGGATAGGGCAACCTTACTCAGTCGTACACGCTTCGTGCGTGGGGACTTTGAAAGGATGTCATCGCTCCTGTTTCGGAACCTTTTGGACGAGGTAGACTCGAAAGTCTACCACGGACAGCTGATTCCCAAGCATGGACCTGGTGCAACCGCAGATCGTGTTTTAGCTAACGCTAAATACGATAACCGCGTTTGGACGGAGAGGTTGGAGGAATTCTTCTATGCAGGAGAATACCTCTATCCCTCTTGGTCTCATTATGCAAATGATGAGACAGGACCCATCTTCCTGGAACCCGAGGACGAACAGCCCGTGAGGGTTGTTGGAGTCCCCAAGACACTTAAAACGCCAAGGATCATCGGGATTGAACCTGTGTACAATCAGTACGTACAGCAGGCAATCAAGGAGGCCCTTGTCGATGGAATTGAGCAGGATGACTTCCTGACCAAAATCATCGGTTTCACGGATCAAGAAACGAATAAAACCATGGCTTGCCATGGTTCATTTCATCTTGATCTAGCTACGCTAGATCTTAGCGAAGCGAGTGATCGCGTTTCAACTCAGCATGTAGAGTGGCTGCTTCACCATAAAACCTCCCTTAGGGGTGGCGTCATGGCTTGCAGGAGCTCGAAGGCTGAGGTACCTGGTCATGGTATTGTTACCTTGAACAAGTACGCGTCCATGGGTTCAGCGCTCACTTTCCCCCTTGAAGCGATGGTCTTCACGACCGTTATCTTCTTAGGGATAGAAGGGGCGCTTAAGGCACCATTAACCCGTAAGACTCTAGAGTCTTTTGCGGGAAAGGTGCGTGTCTACGGAGACGATATCGTTGTCCCCGTAGAATTTGTGCAGTCCGTGATTGCTGCTCTTGAACGCTTCGGCTTCAAGGTGAATAGCAACAAGTCTTTCTGGACCGGCAGGTTTAGAGAGTCGTGTGGTGGGGATTATTATGATGGTTTTGACGTATCAGTTGTCAAAGCCAGCACAGATATACCCACATCACGGAAGCAGGTTCGGGAGATAGTGTCAACAGTCTCTCTTCGCAACCAGTTGTATTTCGCTGGTTACTGGAGGACTGCTGACTATCTGGATAGACTTATAGAGAAGGTGATACCTTTTCCAACGGTCCATCCGGATTCTCCAGGGTTAGGCAGACATACTTACCTGGACTACGAAGTCCATCGAGTGTGTCCTGTACTACAGCGGGATCTAGTCAAGTCCGCTGTAGTCGTATCCAAACCCCCTCACTCAACAGTGAGCGGTATGGGTGCCTTGCTCAAGTATTTCTTGAAGCGCGGCGATGAGCCGTATGCAGATGAGAAACACTTAGAACGTGCAGGACGTCCTGAGGTCCTCGACATCAAGCTCAGGTACGTGACGCCATACTAGACCTTCCTAGGAAGTATCTAGTCTAGCGTTACGTTATACGGGTAGCTCCCCTCTAGGGGGGGCATCCGGAGCGAAAGCTCCGGGCAGG